ACAAACCTTCTTTCCAGGATTAAAGATTATATAACTGAGAATGAGATTCTAAAAGAACTATGGGCCCCAGAAAGCAAAATGGACGCTCTGTGGAATAATACTCAGATTAAACTAAAAGATGGTAGCCTTATTACTATTGCACCGTATTCTATTAATGTTAGGTCATATAGAGGTGATGTAATTATATGTGATGAGGCAGATTCTTATGATGATGTAGACATCTATTTTAGTGAGGTTACAACTAGACTGAACCCTGGTGGCAAAATGTGTATAATATCTACTCCTAAGGGCCCCAATCGGCTTATAGGGGTGCTTAAGGCTAAGAGACCAATTGGACATGTATTTATGAAAACAGTCGCATTAGTAGATGATAAAGGTGAGCCACAGAAGAAACCGTATTATGAAGGACATTCCTTATGGCCAGAGAGATTCACTACACAGCATTTCCTGGATGAGCTAGATGCACAAGGTGAAAGTATCTTTGAATTGAACTATCTATGTAATACAAAGGTTGGTGGAGATGATTCTCTATTTTCCGTTAAAAACTGGTATGAGTGCTTTGATGTTAATATTGCCTTCTCAGAAGAAGTTAAAATGGATGCTCAGTATATAATAGGAGCAGATTTCGCTATTAGTTCTGGACCAAAGGCAGATTTTGATTGTTTTGTGGTAGTTGAGAAGTTAGATGACCAGATGATTTTGAAATGGATTGAAACCCACAAGGGATGGACTAGGCCTGCAAAAGTGGCTAGATTGAAAGAATTGTATGAAAGGTATCAAACTGACAAGACAACTAAGATTATAGCGGATGAGTCTAATATGGGTAGTATGGTTATTAATGATTTGAGGTCAATCGGAATAACTGTGGTAGCACAGAAATTTCATTATGCCGCAAGAAAGGAATTGCTTATTACACTAAGAAATGTCATTGAAGGTAAAGGAATACGTATTCCAAGGGACCGTGATGACCATAGAGCCATAAGAGTTATAGATAATTTAACCGAACAACTCATGGGATTTTCAAGAAGAACGTCAGATGCAGGTACTGAGTCATATCTCTCACAAGCCCCACATGATGATATAGCCATCAGTTTATCCATGGCAGTCTCTGAAGCAGTCAAAAGTAAGAAGATTTCATGCCTAGGGATGAGCTGCAACTGATTATGGATATGTTTATATACTGAAATAATCTCAATATATATGAAAATTTCCGTGATTATTGCCAAATATAAGAGATTTATCCTTAAAATACGTAAATTATCGAAAACTATCGTAGATAAAGATGATAAAAAGGCATTAAAAGACTTTATACTAGACATTGCAGTCAATGGTGTGCTCATTAACATGTTTCTAATGGTTGCATTGGGTTTAGAATTCAATTTATACTCGTGGATTGGCTATGGATTCGGATATAGGTTCATTGACAAGAAGATAATTAAATGGTTTCGTTCAATCATACATAAAAGTTAAAGATGGGATTCATATCAAGAGCATTAGGGAGTAATCAGGTCGTAATGTTAGCTAGTGGCAAGAAATCTCCTGCTGTACCTATGTCTATTAACTATGCTGCTCAAGATAAACAAAGAATACCTAGAAGTGTTCTAGAAGAAGACTATAAATACGACCCATTAACGTTTAACATCATTAATAAGAACTTACAACTTATGACACATGCTGGTTTTAAGATAAAGACTAAAACTGCTAGAGCACAAAAGTTTTATGATGAATTCTTTGCAGGAATTGGAGATGTGGGTGAACAAGTTACAGATAAAGAGTTAGTTGAATACATCTTACAAGATTTACTTATGTATGGTAACTCTTATGTTGAATTAATTTATAATAAGGCAAACGTCGACGACAAAGTCTTAGACCTTAGAGTTATTCCAGAAAAATATATGGATTACGCTAAAAATAGTTCTGGAGATATTGCACTAGACAAAACTGGAAAACCATTAGGATATGTAATGGAACTAGGATATGGTAGTAGTAAAAAAGGTCGTGGTGATGAAGTGCCAAAGGAATATAAAAATATTATTTCTGTTGAAGGTACACAAATATTTTTTCTACCACAAAGAATAGCACATTTCAAATTATTTACTTATGGAGATAGGTTCTATGGTTTAGGACTTATTGAATCATCTCATTCTAGTACATTTAGAAAATTAAAGATTGAAGATGCAAGGACTAATGAAATTTATACAAGAGGTGCTAATACTATTATTGCCACCGTCGGTGATAACGAACATGAACCAAGTCCACAAGATTTAAAACAAGTTCTAGATAATATTTCAAATTTCAAACATGATAGATATTTTTCCTTTCCTAAATGGGTTAAGATAGATACATTATCAACAGACGATAATCAATCAGTAGATAGAACATTAGATTACTTAAGAATTAATCAAGCATCTACAGCTGGTATGCCTATGGCAATTATTACTGGCCAGGGTGAAACAGCAAATAAACAAACATTAGATACACAACAGTTCATATTAGAATTATCATTACAATGTATAGTAAATAAATTTGCTAGCTCATTCAAAAAATTTATATTGAAACCAATTGCTGAATCTAACCATGTGCAAGAGATGGCTGATATTATATTTGGTGATATTGTTGCAGAAGATAAAACAAGCAAAAATGATAGATTAACATCTGCAGTTAGAAATGGTATCCTTGCACCAGAAGAAGTAAGACCATACTTATTAGGAGCAGAAGGATTAGAAGAAGATAAAAAAGCATACACTCAATTCAGAGAAACAGAAAAAGCTAAACCTAAGAAATTACCTTCAGCACCATTCCCAGAGGCAGGAGCAGAAGACCCAACGGGAGAAGCAGAAGCCCCAGGAAAACCAAAAACTGAGTTAATGGCTATCCCACACGAGAGCTCAAAGAAAGCAGTAGAATTAGGTGGATTTCATATGCCAGACATCAGAAGAAGTGTAGATTATGCAACGATTTCAGAATATATGGTAGTAAGAAGACATCAAGTATTACATATTTTATGGGACAAATTGAAGGATGGATTCACATTAGGATGGACATTCGAAGAATTATACAGAGAACATAAAAGAACAGTCAATAGACTAAAAGTATTAAAACTAGCACATCTACAACCTATCAATGGTTTAGATACAATAAAGGTGTCATATGACTAACGAGAAAATGGAAGAATTTAAAATCTTAAGCACAGAGGACCTGGGAGAAGAAACTCCATTACAAGCAGTTGAGCTTGGTGGATTTCACATGCCTGATGTTAGGAAGCAAATTAACTATGACCAATTATCAGATTATATGACAGTGAGGAGACATCAGTTCTTACATGTACTATGGGATAAATTAAAAGATGGGTTCACAATAGGTTGGACGTTTGAGGAACTATATAGGGAACATAAGCTAACTCTAAATAAATTAAAGGAGCTGAAATTAATTCATTTGAAACCAATCAATGAATTAGATATTATACATATATAATGGTAAGAGAACTTGTTAAGATAGGAACTGGGCAAACAAAAGATATAGCTATCTTGGATGCAGAAGAACTATCGAAATACTTAATTAAAATAGATGATGTAAGCGCATCAATTTCATACTATGCATGGGCAGAGTGTGGGACTGTTGATGGAGACGCATTATGGAGAATCTTGAAAAAGACCATAGTGGGTACTGTAACAACATATGCATGGGCTGACGGAAACCAGAAGTTTGATAACGTATGGACTAACCGTACATCACTGACATACACATGATGGTAACAAAATTCATATTGAACCCACTTACTGGTAAGTTTGACCTAACCTTAGATATTCAGAGTCCTATGGATTTCAAGGGTACTATAACTGTAGCTGCAGATTTCCCTACTTTAGCAAATGTGGAATCTGGATGGTTTTACTTAGTAGATACTGATGTTACTGATAATGATGCTACTAAAACAAATACTGGACAATCATTCTCAGCTGGTGACGAAATAATTTGGAATGGTGTTGCTTGGACAATAGCTGGTAACGAATTAATATATGTCCCTTATACTGGTTCTACTGCAGCAGTTGCACTTGGTACTTATGATTTTAGTGTTAATAATACAGACTTTTATGTTGATGTTGCTAATTCAAAAGTAGGAATAGGAACTGATAGCCCTTATAAAAAAATGGATATTAATTATAATAGTGACGAAACAGATATAGGTGCTAATGTTGGGACTGCAGTTAGTGGACTTGGATTAGGAGTAGTTAATGAAAATACAACAGCAGATAGTTATTCATTTATAGATATTAGAGCTGGAAGTGCTGATTCAAGAATAGCTACTATTCATAAAAGTACTAACACTGGACAATTAGCATTTTTAACAGATAAGTCTGGTTTGCATGAAGCAATGAGAATAGACGAAGATGGCTATGTTGGAATAGGAACAGATAGTCCAGCTCCTCTTGTTCTTGCAGATGCTAAAACACTGGATATAAGTTCAGACAGCCACGCAGAAATAGTATTAGACCATACTGATGCTGGAGTAAGCTCTAATATTGGTGCAGTAGTTTTTGCAAGAGATAATGACCCTTTAGCTTATATTAGAGGGGCAGTAGATGGAGCAATAGATAGTGCAAAGATGCAATTTTATACCCAAGCAACAGGTGGTGCTTTAACAAGTAGGATGATTATAAAATCAGATGGAAAAGTAGGAATAGGAACAGATG